CATCCTACTATGAAGGCTTACTATCAGAAGATGATATGTCATCTCTGCGTAACCAAGCACTTGCATCTGGATTATTAAGTGCAGGCGCAGCATTTTCTAGAGCTGGCGCACCATCTCTCATGCCACAGGGTAGTGGGTTTAGTGATGCGTTACAAGGATTTAATCAAGGCTATCAAGGTCAAGTAGATACTGCGTTACAGAATATGCTTAAAGCTACTCAGGTTCAAGAGTTGGTGCGTAAGCAAAAAGAGGCTCAACAGTTAAAGCAATTATATGCAAGCGCAGCAACTCCTAAGTATCAAACAATAGCAGGCACACAAACAGCCATTCCTTCAGAAGTAGGCCCTGCTGTAATGGAAACTCCTGCAACTCAGAAGTTAGTAGGGTATGACTACGATTTAGCTAAGATTATTCCTCAACTACAAGCTAGTGGACAGTTTGGCGCTATTAAAGATATTGCAGATAGCATGAAATCTTTACGCCAATCTGGATTGATGTCTGGTGGTGGCGCACAAGCCCCTAGCCCATTCGCTGCCTATACACAAGCTACAAGCCCACAAGTAAGAACTTTAGCTGCACAGTTAGAGCAAGGTTTTAAAACTGGCGTGATTGATGAGGAAACTGCATACAAGCGTTTAGACTCATTAGCAAAAATGGAAGATTCTTTTATTAGCCGTCAAATTGCATCTGGAGAAAGAGCAGATAGACAAGCTCAAGCTGCTGCTGAAAGAGCAGATAGAAAAGCAGAAGGCGCTAAACCTACTGAGTCAGAGCAAAAGGCTGCTGGATTTGCACAGCGTATGGAACTATCAGACCAATTAGCCAAAGATATAGAGAGCAAGGTATATGCACAGCAGGCAGCAGGAAAAGATGTTGGCACAATGTACCCAACTGCTAGAACTCAAGCTCTTGGTGCTGTTCCGTTAGTTGGTTCATATTTAGAAAATGTAGGAAGTTCTGTACAGCAACAACTATATAAAAATGCTCAAGAAAACTGGGTTCGTGCAAATCTGCGTAAAGAGTCTGGAGCAGTTATTGGCACAGATGAGATGAAAGATGAGATTAGAACTTACTTCCCACAGCCAGGTGAAAAGCCAGAAAAGATTGCACAAAAACAATTGCTAAGACAAGTAACTCAAAATGCAATGAAAACGGCTGCTGGCAAATCTTATGTACCATTCGACATGAATCAATATAAAAAAGATAGAGGATTAGAGTAATGGCATACGAAAAGTTTGAAAAAGTTATTCGTAATGTAGATAAATTATTGGCTAATCCTGATGTTAAACCACAAGAGATTAATCAATATTTAAACCAAGAAGGTTACACAGCATCTCGCTTTAAGAGTGCTGCTGAAAACTATTCTAAGGCCAAAGGTGCAACATCTACCTATGGCAATATTGAGGCTGGTATTCAAGGATTAACTTTTGGCTTTGGTGATGAGTTTGAGGCAGTCATTAAGACACTTAAAAACAAAAAGCCATACGAACAAAACCTTGCTGCGGTGCAATTTGCCAAGCAAGAATATGAGGCAGAAAAACCTTATCAAGCTATGGCATCTGAAATTGCTGGTAGTTTGCCATTAGCGTTTACTGCTGGTAAGACTGCTGTACAGGCTGCTAGTAAGATACCAGAAGTTGCTAATATATTATCTAAGATTCCTACTAGCATTAAGGCAATAACTGGAGTATCTGGAACTGGTGCTGCTGCTGGTGGATTAACTGGTGCTGGTACTGCTCAAGAAGGCGAAAGAGTAGCAGGAGCAGAAAAAGGCGCAGTACAAGGTGCAATCCTAGCCCCTGTAGTTCTTGGTGGTATGAAGGCTGGAATGGGTGCAACCAAAACTGTTGCTGAAAAACTAGGCATACCAGAGGCAGCCAAAAGCATCGTGCAAGCCACAAAAGATATTCCTATTGTTAGAGATATAACAGGCAAAACTGCTGAGTTTTTTGGCATGAGTGGAGATGCAGTACAACGCAAAGCAGATACCAAGATTATCCAAGCTCTACAAAGAGATAGCCTTACATTGCCAGAGATCAAGACTGCAATGGATCAGATTCGCCAATCAGGATATAAGCCAGAAACAATTATGGAATTTGGTGGTAAGGCAACCAAGCAATTAGGCGAAACTGTTGCAAGTTATCCTGGCGCAAGAGTGGTAGCTGAGAATTTAGCAGAGGAGCGTAAATCAGGCGCAGGCAATCGTATCCTTACAGACTTCCAGCAAGCATTTAAAATTAATAAAGATCCAATGGAGATCGCAGACGATATTATTAAGTTAAGAAATGCTGCATCTAAACCTTTATACGATGCTGCTTATGCAAGTCCTGTATCTATTGGTAATAAGACAATAGATAACATTATGCTAGATCCTGCTTTTCAAAGCGCATATGCTAGAGCTAATAGAATTGCTACTAGAGAAGGTTTCCCATTAGCTCCATTAAAACCAGAAGGTAATACTTTTGATCTTAAGACTATTGACTACATCAAGCGTGGTATTGATGATGAAATCAACTGGAGTAAGACTCCTGCATCTGGTCTAGGAAAAGATGAGATTAACTCTCTTAAAAAGGTTCGTGGTGAGTTTATGGGCGTAGTTGATAGCCAAGCTCCTGCTGAATATAAACAAGCTAGACAAGCGTTTGGTGGGCCAACACAAGTATTTGATGCTATTGAGAATGGCAGAGGATTCTTTGATGTTGATGCTCGTACACTTAAAAAGACTTACGATGCTCTAAACCCAGCAGAAAAAGATGGTTTTGCTATTGGTGCTTATGACGCCATTCGTACTAAGATTCAATCAGGCGCAGATGGTATAGATCAAATCAAGCGCACTTTTGGATCACCAGAGAAACGAGATCAGATCAAAGTTCTAATTGGTGATGATGCTTTCAAAAACCTAGAGATGCAATTAGGCAGAGAAAAAGCTATTCGCTCTACTGATATTCAGATTACAGGCGGTAGCCCTACTCAGCGTAGAACAGAGGCAGCCAAAGAGTTTGAGGGCAGTACAGAGTTAGTCCCACAGATGGCAGAAAAAGGACTTGTAAAAGGTGGCATGGATTATCTATTGCGATCCGTTACAGGCCCAGGCGGCAGAACTGCTGAAACAATAGCTCCCGATCTATATTCTATAGACCCTGCACAACAAGCAAAAGTAATAGATCGTTTAAAATTACTCGATGAATATTTACGCAATCAAGCATTACAACAACAAGTAGGTGCTGGTGTTGTTGCTCCTTCTCTATTGGACTAAAAAATGGCAAAGACAAAGATTTCAGAATTTGATAGCACTCCAGCTAACAATACCGACATAGATAGTATTAATATTGCAGAGGGATGCGCTCCTTCTGGCATTAACAATGCTATTCGTGAGTTAATGAGCCAACTAAAAGACCAACAAACAGGCGCATCAGGCGATAACTTTACTGTAGGTGGAAACTTAGCTGTAACAGGAACATCTACATTTACTGGAGCTACTACATTTTCTGCTGCTGTAGTTATGTCTACTGCTTTGCCTATAGCATCTGGTGGAACTGGCGCATCTACGGCTGGTAATGCTAGAACAAGTATAGGCGCTGCTAGTAGTGGTGCTAACTCAGATATTACATCTTTAACTGGATTAACTACTGCTTTATCTGTAGCTCAAGGCGGTACAGGCGCAGCTACATTTAGTGCAAACAATGTTTTATTAGGTAATGGTACTTCTGCATTACAAGTGGTAGCACCAAGCACTTCAGGCAATGTTTTAACTTCTAATGGTACTACTTGGGTTTCTTCTGCTGGGGCTTATGCTTTAACAAGTGGAACTGCTGTATCTTCTACAAGTGGTACAAGCATTGACTTTACTAGCATACCTAGCTGGGTAAAGCGTATTACTGTTATGTTTAGTGGAGTTAGTCTTAATGGATCTTCTAGTTATTTAGTCCAATTAGGAGATTCTGGTGGCGTTGAAACAACAGGATATACAAGTACATCAATAACTACTGATAATACTGGTGGCTCTGCTAGTGTAAGTAGCACATCTGGTTTTGTATATTTTGGTGGAGATGCTAGTTATTTACAAAATGGTTTATTAGTTATTACAAACCTTACTGGAAATATTTGGGTATCTAATCATTCTGGAAATCTTACAGCAACTAATGTTCTTACAGGAGGTGGCACAAAAACCCTTTCAGCTACATTAGACCGAGTTCGCATAACTACAGTAAACGGCACAGATACATTTGATGCTGGTTCAATTAATATTCTTTACGAGTAAGCTATGTCTACAGAAATCGACCTCTTTAAATACGGACAACTCGTAGCCCAAGTTGATGCTATGGAAAAGAAAATAGACAAATTAGAAAGTGGCATGGAGGAATTATTAGCCCTTGCCAACAAATCTAAAGGCGGTCTATTTGCTGGGATGATGATTGTATCTGCGTTTTCTACTTTGGTAGGTTTTGTAACACATTACTTTATGAGCAAGTGATGTGGACTACGGACTTACTGAAGGGGTCAAAGGACTTACAAGTAGCCTTGAAGCAAGCAGAGCAGCAAGTAAAGGGCTATCTCAATCTATTGGAAACATACAGCAAGATGGCGTGGATGTTGCACAGCAACAAGCCAATGAAAGAATCAGAGCAAGACGAGAATCAGAATTTAAAAAAGAGCAAGCATTAATAAAGGCTTTAAAGCAATGGCAACACAATAAAGAAATTAGCGATCAAGAGGCAAAGTTAAAAATTGATTTTGTTAAAAAACATGGTGCTAAAGAATGGGAAGCGGTTTTAAAGATAAAAATGGATATTGAAGGTATGCGTAAAAAAGACAATGAAGAATATCAGCACGAATTAAAAGCAGTAAGAAGGGTACAGTTTTATTGTTTTGCAGCAGCAGCCGTAATAGCGTGGTACTTAACTTGGGGTATCAAATAATGTTTACTTTACTTACAACTATCGTATCGTTTTTGGCTGGTGGTCTGCCAAAGCTAATGGATTATTTTCAAGATAAATCTGATAAAGCGCATGAGCTAGAGTTAGTTAAGATGCAAACTGAGCGTGAGATGCAGATGCTCAAGGAAGGCTATATAGCCCAAGCCAAGGTAGAGGAAATCCGTAGTGAGCAAATCACTATACAAACTGCTGAGAAAGAGCGTGAGGCTCTCTATGCCCACGACATAGCCATTGGTCAAGGTGCAAGCCAATGGGTAATCAATGCCAGAGCATTTACTCGATCATTCATTACTTATGGCCTATTTATCTTATTTGCTTTTGTAGAGATATTTGGCTTTATGTATGCTTGGAAAACAGGCGTAGATTTTACTGTTGCATTGGATAGTTTATGGGACAACGAAACACAAATTATCTGGGCAAGCGTTGTATCTTTCTGGTTTGGCACTCAAGCATTTAAAAAATGAGTTTAGATCAGCGTGTCATTGACATGATTAAACACCATGAAGGTGTAAGACTTAAACCATATCAATGCCCAGCTTTAATTTGGACTGTAGGTGTAGGCCATGTAATCGACCAATCACACATCAAAGTCCCTTTAGCAGAGCGTAAGGCTTTGCCTATTCCTAATGGATGGGATAGAACATTATCAATGGGGGAAGTAGATGAAATTCTTGCTAAAGATTTACAGTCATTTGAAAGCGGAGTTAAACGATTATGTCCTAGTGGGCTTACTGCTGGTAGGTTTGGCGCACTTGTTTCTTTCGCCTTCAATGTTGGACTCGGTAATCTCCAAAATTCTACCCTTCGGATGAAACACAATCGAGGCGAATTTGATGCTGCTGCTGAAGAATTCCTAAAGTGGAATAAGGCTGGTGGCAAAGAATTAAAGGGACTTACAAATAGACGAAAAGACGAAAGAGCTTTGTACTTATCTTAAAATAATTGAGTCAAATCAACATACTTAAACCAACTGACAGGGACATCAAAAAAGAACTCCCCACTAGGGACTTCCCTATTCTTGACCTCTATCAATGGACACTTTTCCACCAACTCAGCTTTCAGCCAGTACGCATGACTTAAGTCGTGAGTTAGTGCAAAAAATAGAACAGGGCGATCTTGCCGAAATAATTTTGCTTTACGATGCGCTATATGGATGGTGGGATGGCTACAAAAGTTCCAACTCCGTACTTCAACTTCAACAAAGCCAACTGGATTTCCTAATCTGTAAGCGATTAGATCGACTCCATACACATTAGGGTTTTCCCTACACTCTAATCCCCACTTCATTTTCATCCATTCGGATACAGCTTTCCTAGCTGGTGGGTCGTACTTATCGTGCAATGCTTGGTCAAAGCGTTTGCCAGCGTAATCGGTAGGGCGCTGGCTCTCCTTCGTGAAGGTTAATGCCGATCTCATCTGTAGCATTTAAAACGGAACTTCGTCATCCTCTATTGTATGCTTTGGCAGCTCATCGCTACCACGAGGGGTAAAGTTATCTTTTGGTACTTTTTCTTTTCCAATTGATCCAGAAAAGAACTTACCATTTTTACCATCCTTCAGCCAAGCATTTAGGTAATGCTCTTTGCCATTAATCATTACTGATCCAGCATAGTCAGGATGGGTTTCTTTTTCCTTACGATTGTTTTTAAATAGGCTAAAACTGCCTTCTTTCATTTCATAGGCCATTTTTTCTCGCTTTCAATTTAGTTAATGTATCTTCGACCTCGCTTAAGAACTTCTGTACCTCTACTTCCATTGCCTTGATATACTCCTCATCCCTTTCAAGGCGCACTACAAACAATTGCAAGTCATCTGGCAGCCTAGGGTCAAACGATACGAAATCGCACCACCTAGACCCTGTTACAGCCATCTGGCATTGCATCTGGGGGATATACTTTGCTGGTGGTTTATCATCCATCAAATAATCAATATGCGTACTGCTATTGGGACACTTGATTTCAATCAAACCATTACCAACTAATCCATCTGGGCTGCATCCAAACCACTTAATTGTAGGGTGATCTATAAAGGCTATTTGTTCTACAAAGTTGCCTGTTGCCACTTCATACGCAATCCTAGCCATTGGCTCTGTCTGTGTACCCCATTCCATAGCAGCATTAGTAAAAGACTCGCTGGGCAATCCTGTAAGCCTTTGAACTACTAACTCAGTACGATATTTGGCCCTGCTTGCAGACTCTCCAGACTTGCCCTTAGATAAGACATCTGCCATGCGACTAGCAGTAACCTTGCCCAGCCTGAGTTGATGCCAAGCATCTGTACCCTGCTCTACAGCTATTCTGTCCTCTGTCGTGAAGGTGGTCATAGTTTTGCCTCTGCTAAGAATTTTAAATGCTCTGCCAATGTAGCTACATCATTAGCAGCATTAGCAGCCTGCTCATGGTTATTTTTTAGCTCATGGTTATAGTAGCTCTTAAGAACTTGATTAATTTCTATGAAAACC